AATATATGGAAGGCTTAATGTGGAAGTATTATCAAGAAAACAATCAGAAAAAGTATTAAGCTACGTCAAAAGATTGCATGGTATTGTTCTTAAAGGTGATGAAAAAGATATGCCTAAATTTAGAGGTGAATGGTGGGTCAAAGAACATAGTTGCGTCAGTTATATGCAACGACTGTTAGGATTAAGAAAATTTTTCTTATTTACTCCCTATCAGCTATTTTGTGCGTTGCGAAAGATAAATTTTACTATTCTTGTGGACGCTAGAATTAAAACAAAGGATTCTCAATGCCAAAAGTTGGAAAAAAAAAATTTGCCTATACTCCAAAGGGAAAAGCCCAAGCAAAAAAAGAAGCTAAAAAAAGTGGTAAAGCAATAAAAGCAACAAAAAAATATTAATGGGTATTTTAAAAAGACCTAAATATCAGGAAACTGAAACTGACAAAATGATTAAACGTCAGATGGAAGAAGAAGAAAAAGATCGTGTAAAAAAAGAAGAAGCACGAGCTGAACGTAAAAAAAGAATGGCTAAAGGAATGATAGGTTCTCGTTCTATGTTTTCTAAAGCTGGTGGTCAGGGTTTCTATGACGACAAAGGTAATATGTTATCCTAATGGGAGATAAAAATTCAACAAGTTCTAACTCTAATGCTGGTGCTGGTGACAGATCAAATAATGCAACAAAAAAAGCTACAAAGGCAGTTAAAAAAGCAGTTAGTTTTTCACAAACTAAACATCCAACAGAAGGTATCGTTGATTCATATACTTTTAAAGATGGAAAGAAAAATCAAATGTATGGTGGGCAAGTATCCAAAGCAACAAATGATTATTTAGTTTCTATTGGTGAAGCTAAAAAAACAGGTGGTGGTGGATATATGCTTACGTCAAAAGGATGGAAAATGAAATATGGTTCTTATAAAGCTGGTGGCCCTCAAGAAGGTTCAGCTATGGGTTCAGGTGGTGCTGGAGTTATGAGCCAAGTTCCTATTTCAGAAAAAATGTTTGAGTCTCAGAAAAAAACACAAGCAATAATGTTGGGTGGATTATCTTTTATGGCTGGCCCTGTTGTTGGTACAGTTATGAGAATGGGTGCGGCAAATGCTTTAAACTCTACATACGGAGATTATCGAAAAAGTTTTCAAGCAAATAAAGCTATGGGTAGTGTTGATTATTCTTCACCTACTACACAATCTACAGAAACAGCAAATTTAGCTATGGGTGATACAACACAGGTAACAAATAATAAAAAGAAATCTAAAACAACTAAAACAACAAATAAATTTTTTGCTGGTACTGGCACAGAAGAATCAACTAAGAAAAGGGCATTTTACGTATAATGGTTTACACAAATACAGATATATCACCAAATACTTCTGAAGATAAAAAAGTAGAAGCTATTTTAAAAAGATACAAAGAAGCAGATAATTTAAAAGCTCAATGGAAAGATAAATTTGAAGAAGCATATGAATATTGCTTACCTCAAAGAGAATCTTTTTATGATGAAGAAGCTGGTCAAAAACGTACAGATAAAATATTTGATGAAACTGCTGTTGTTGGTATTCAAGAATTTGCTAGTCGATTACAGGCTGGTATCGTTCCTACTTTTGCAAGATGGGCAAACTTTGAAGCTGGTATAGAAATACCAGAACAAAATAAAGAGCAAGTTAATGCTTCTTTAGATGATATTACACAATATATTTTTGAAATTATAGGTAACAGTAATTTTAATTCAGAAGTTCATGAATGTTTCATGGATTTAGCAGTTGGTACTGGTGTTATGTTAATTGAAGAAGGTGACGCTGTTAATCCAATTAAATTTTCTGCTATACCACTTCCTCATGTTTGTTTAGCTAATGGTCCAACAAATAAAATTGATTCTGTTTTTAGAAAACGTCAATGCAAACTTAATGAAATAAAAGTTATGTATCCTAAAGCAGAAATTCCAAATGAAGTAATGGAATCAATGGATGAAAATAAAAAATGCACGATTATAGATGGTGTCTATCAAGTATATGATGAACCCAACGTAGAAAAATTTAAACATTGTGTAATCCTTTTAGATAAAAAAATAATTCTTTTAGAAGAAATGTTTGAGGGTGTTGGTTCTAATCCCTACGTTTGTTTCCGTGGGAATAAAGCGTCAGGCGAAGTGAATGGACGTGGCCCAATCTTTAATGCCATGAGTGCCATTAAAACAACTAATTTAACAATTCAATTAATTTTAGAAAATGCTCAAATGTCTATATCAGGAATATATCAAGTAGAAGATGATGGTATTGTTAATCCTGATAATATACAGCTAGTGCCAGGTTCTCTAATTCCAATCGCACCAAATTCAAAAGGTTTACAACCTATTAATTCTGCTGGACGATTTGATGTAGCTCAGTTGGTACTTGAAGATATGAGAGCTAATATTAAAAAAGCTTTGTATATGGAAACGCTTGGTAGACCAGAAGGTACACCAATGACTGCTACTGAAGTTGCAGAACGTATGGCTGATTTATCAAGACAAATTGGTTCATCATTCGGTAGACTGCAATCTGAATTTGTTATTCCTTTATTAAGACGTGTTATTCGATTATTAAAAGAACAAGGTAGAATAGAATTACCTGTAATTAATGGGAGAGAAGTTAAAGTACAAGCAATCTCTCCATTAGCACGATCACAATATCAACAAGATATAAGTGATATAAATAGATTTCATGAGATTATCGCTACTACGTTTGGCCCACAAGTTCTTAATCTTATTGTTAAACAAGATGAAGTGGCAAAACATATCGGTAAATTGATGAATATTCCTGAAAAACTATTACGTGATTCTCAGGAACAACAACAACTAGCCCAAGAAATGCAACAAATGGCACAACAAGGACAACTAGAAGGAGAAGCAAATGACGTCATGGGATCACCTCAAGGACAACAAGGCCCAGTCTAAACCAGTCAATTCGATTGATGGTTATACAAGATCACCACAAACAGAAGAATTATTAAACAAACTTTTTGGTTCTGTTTTTAAAGGGGATGATGGGAAACAAGTATTAACATATTTAAAGTCTATAACTACTGAAGCAGTAGCTGGGCCAAATATGTCTACTAATGAATTATTCCATTTAGAAGGAAGAAGATTTTTAGTAGCTATTATTCAATCAAGAATTAATGCTAACTTAAAGGAGAAAAAATAATGAGTGAAGAAGATAAAGTACAGGAAACGACAACAGAAACGTCAGCCAAACCAGAATACATATCCGATAAATTTTGGGATAACGATAGGGGAGAGGTAAATGTTGAATCGCTAAGTACATCATATAATTCTTTAGAAAAAAAATTAGGTCAGCGTACAGATGAATTAACAAAACAGATACGCACAGATATTGAACAAGAACGTAATGCTAAAGTTCCTGAAAAATATGAAATTAAAATGCCTGAAATACCTGAAGATGTTAATATGGAAGTTAATGAAGATCAACCTTTGCTTAAATGGTGGGGTGAAACAGCTAAATCTATGGGATTATCGCAAGATCAATTTAATGAAGGAATTAATCAATTTGTTCAAAATGAAATTAATGGACTTCCTAATGTTGAACAAGAAACGCAACTATTAGGTGATAATGCTAAAGACAGAATAGAATCAGCAGATTTATGGGCAAAAAAACATTTATCAGAAAATGCTTATTCAACAGTAGCTAAATTATCATCAACAGCAGAAGGAGTAAAAGCGTTAGAAGAAATAATGGCGTTAAATAAAAGTGCAGTAATGCCTCAAACTCCAACAGCCGTAGATAGTAAACCTTCTTTAGCTGATTTACGAATGATGATGAAAGACCCTCGTTATTGGAAAGATGGAGAAAAAGACCCAACTTATATTTCACGAGTATCTAAATTATTTGAGAATGTATGAGAAAATATAATTTAGTTTTAATTATATGGCGAGATACAAGAGAAGTTGATTCAGGTACATGGCACGATATGGCAGAAGTTATTAAAACTAATTCTGCTGTTATTCATAGTGTTGGATGGGTAGTACAAGAAACTGATACAGATATAAAAATATCAGCCGATCAACCAGCAGATATTAGTGATACAGAAGTAGGACGTACAACAATTATTCCTCGTGGGTGCATAGAAGAAATAATAAATGTGCGTTGCGAAAAGGAAGATGATTAGTCATTACTTGCCTCAAGACCTTTAGAGTTAAGACGATTGCCCATTTGGATAACTTTCAACCAGCTCAAAAGACAATCGAAACCTTAACTTATGGAGAAATGAAATGGCTAGTACAATTACTAATGCTTTTATTACTCAGTTTGAATCAGAAGTACACATGGCGTATCAACGTATGGGTTCTAAACTTAAAAATCTGGTAAGAACTGTAAACGGTGTTAGTGGCTCTAGTGTAAAATTCCAAAAGGTTGCAAAGGGAACAGCTTCTACAAAAGCAAGACATGCTGAAGTAGTTGCTATGAACTTAGCTCACTCTAACGTGTCTGCAACTTTAACGGATTACTTTGCCGCTGACTACATTGACAAACTAGATGAGTTAAAAATTAACATTGACGAAAGACAAGTCGTAGCACAAAATGCCGCTTATGCTTTGGGAAGAAAAACTGACCAAATCCTAATTGATGTTTTGGACGCTGGTACGTCTATCGCTAATAACGTTAATTCATCTGCTACTGGTATGACATTAATCAAAGCTAAAAATATGCAAAATATTTTTGGTTCTAATGATGTACCTGATGATGGTCAAAGATATTGGGCTGTAGGCCCAGCTCAATGGGGTGACCTAATGAGTATCGACCAATTCTCTCGTGCCGAATACGTTGGTACGGAAAATTTACCTTTCACAAATGGTGAATCTACTGCAAAAAGATGGATGGGCTTCTTATGGTTCGTACATTCTGGCTTAACTAAAGTATCTTCTGATAGATATACTTTAGCATGGCATAAATCATCAACTGGTCTAGGTATTGGACAGGATGTTAAAACTGAAGTTAACTACATTCCTGAAAAAGTATCTAACCTTGTTACTTCTTCTCTTTCAATGGGAGCTGTAGCGATTGATGGTGATGCAATTAGACGACAACTTTGTGCTGAATAGATAGGAGATTATAATGGCTTATGCAACTAGCAACCCAGTAAAAAAGATTTCCCAAATGGGAGATTCTAATGCTCTTTGGTACTATACAGACGGAGACGCTATCGGCACTATTGATGACGCTGATTACTTTTTAGCAGATTATGGAAACTTAACTGCTGGAGATATTATTTTTGTAAATAGTGGTGGCTCAAACGGAGTTGTAGATATTCTTATGGTATCTGCTTCTTCGAGCTCAACTGTAACAACAGTACTTCTTGCTTAAATGTGACTAGGGGGGCTATGCCCCCCAAGTTTTAAATATTATGGCAACAACTAAAGTAGATATATGTTCAACAGCTCTTGTAATGATAGGAGCAAATACCATTACATCTTTTTCAGATAATAGCACTGAAGCTAATGTATGTAATGTAGTCTACGAAGATATTTTAAAATCTGCATTAACTCGTCATAGATGGCGATTTGCAACTGAACAAAAACAATTAAGTTTACTTACAGCAGAACCAACAGGTAGATATTCTTATGCGTATCAATTACCAACCAGTCCTGAATTACTACAATTAATTACTCTCACAGTTAATGATATTGTTATTCCATATGAACGATATGGTGATAAAGTTTTTTTAGATAACTATGGAAGTAGCTCTAATGTTATATGCGATTATGTTTATAGAGCAGATGAATCAGAATTTCCTCCACATTTTATTTTAGGTCTTGAGTATCAATTAGCTAGTTTGTTTGCTGGTTCAATAGCAAGAGATTCAGGAATGATAAGACAATTTTCTGATATGGCTGAACGACAATATTTAATAGCTAAAAATGTTGATTCGGCAGAAAGAACAACAAGAAAATTAGATCAATCACGTTTTATTAATTTACGACAATCCA